CCACTTGTTTGTCCTTGAGGACCAGTGTAGCCAGTGTAGCCAGTATAGCCAGTGTAGCCAGTGTAACCAGTTGCTCCAGTTGGACCAATTGGACCAGTGTAGCCAGTATAACCAGTTGGACCAGTAAGACCAGTTGGACCAGTGTAGCCAGTGTAGCCACTAGGACCAGTGTCTCCAGTGTAGCCAGTTGCTCCAGTATAACCAGTATAACCAGTTGGACCAGTCGCTCCAGTATTTGTTGCAAAACCTTCTGGACCAGTATAGCCAGTAGGACCAGTTGGACCAGTATCGCCAGTGTAGCCAGTTGCTCCAGTATTTGAAGCCGAGCCATCAGGACCAGTATAGCCAGTTGGACCAGTGTCGCCAGTATAACCAGTGTAGCCTGTGTAACCTGTATAGCCAGTAAAATTTCCGGGACCAGTATAGCCAGTATAACCCGTTGGACCCGTTGGACCAGTTGGACCAGTATAACCAGTATCACCAGTATAGCCAGTATCACCAGTATAGCCAGTTGCTCCAGTGTAGCCAGTATAACCAGTTGGACCTTGAGGACCGGTTGTTTTTGTATCAATCCAATCGCTTGTATCTGAATCCCAAACCCAAATAGAGTCAGTTGACCCTACTTGAGCAAAATATCCGTCAGCACCAACAGGATAAGCAGCCCTAAGAGCTTCTGGTGTTGCGAACCAGCCTAAGTTCATTGGGTCTCCAAGCCTATTAGATAGGTATGTCATATATTTATTTCTTAATTATTCCTTGTCTATTTTTAATAAGTCCGTGTTTTTGAGCTTCCATAAGCATAGCTGGTAATTTTTCAATTACCACATTTGTCTCAAAAACATTCTTTTTATTTACTTCAATAATTTCCTCAAGACTGGTAGCTAAATTAGCAACCAGTGAATCTATCTTAGCTGTGTTCGCCTGACTTACTTGAGTTACTCGGTCAACAACCTTATCCAGTAAAAGAGTTTCGCCCTTGACGACATCAAAGGCTGATAATGCAAAAGAAACATCAGCTTCTAGTGATGTTTTTTGAGTAGTCAAAGCCTCAACCAATTTGATTAAAAGAGTAATTTCTGATTCTAAGGTTGATTTTTTTGATTCAAGATAAGCAACTTCTTTTGAAATAACTTGTGGTAAATCGACCTCTTTAGCTTTCAATTCCTCAATCCTGCCTTGAACTTTATTCATTTGAGCAATAATATCTGTGTTGGAATTAGCCAAGTCTTTATTCGTAACCCGAAGTTTTTCCTCGGCTGTTCGCAGGTTGGAAATTTCCAAGAGAAGAGTATCTCTTTGACCAGACCAAGTTAAAAGCTTTTCCTTTTGTTCTGCGGTCATTTCTATTTCCATATTTTTAAAGTTAGATTAGTATCGTAAGCTGTAAGTGCAAGAACCATTAAATGTTCCACCCGTTACAGTCAAGGTGAAAGCTTCTCCCGGCTTACACATAAATTTTGGAACATTGTCGTTCCCCGGGTCGTCCTGTTCTGTAATTCCCTGACCAGCGTCAAGAACAAAAGCAGCAACAGTAGTTGAACCGCATTTAATTGTTAAATTTCCTGCGCCAGCCAAATCCCCAATTAACTCGTGGATATAAATCCAAGCGTCAGTTTGAGCGGCTACAACAGTTGTATCTCCAACCGTAGCGGCTACTGGGATTGATTTTTTCATTGAGTGAGCATCTTGTAACATATGTTTTTTAAATTATAAAATTAGTTACTCTACCTATCTGAACTCCCGACTTGTTCAGGAGTTCATTAGACAGACTAGCTTAGACCGTAGCGCCATCACCGTCAGACCACATCCAACCACGAAGGTCAGAAGCGCCCATAACTGCGAGGGAGTTAAAATTCAAAACCAAGTCCTGATTACCTAGCAAGTCAATGACTGCTGGTTCAGCACGAGTTGGCAAAGCTTCAATATAGAGAAATCCGAAATCCTGATTCATCATCTTAGAATCGAACATTCCCCACATTAAACCGTCCATAGCCAGATTCTGATAAGGGGACAATTCTACTACCTTGAAAGTGTCGGTAGCCGGAGCGTTATTGAACAGATTGGTCTGTTGTGGAGCCAAACCTTTGTCAATAGTTCCTTTAATTGTCTTGGCAAATTGAGCAGTAGTTGAACCTCTGCGACAAACTAAAGTGTCTAAATCAGAGATTAACGGATTACCACGACCATCTTTCTTAACTGAATGCAGTCTGCGAGCAGCTAACAAAGAGGAATAGGTAAATTGTGGTGAGCTTGTAGCTCCATCAACAATTACATTAGACCAAGCTGTGCCACCATCTTCACGAGGGTGAGCCTGTGACCAATACTCAACAGCATCGGCACCTACGGTAGCGATGGTCTGTGAGGTTCCTACGGAATTAATTGGTGTCCAAGTAAATGAAGTTGTAAAACCTTGAGATAAAAGTGATTGAGCCAGATAATTCTTAGCGTGCTCAATAGCATTCTTTCCTTCGATAACTTTTGATTTAACAGAGCTCTTGATTTTAGCAGCAGCTGATTCAAACAAAAAGAAATTTGTCTGGAAAGTCAAACGAACCTTTTTAGTAAAGTGCATTTGAACATAGTTTTTTGAGTAGCCTTGAATTGGAGCATCGGAAGCACCGATACCACCGTCTGGGATTATTTGAGCCATACCAAGTCCGGTAACACCAACATCAGTATAAGTTCTTTCGCTGTTATCAACCTTATACATAAAGTCTAAATATTCACTTCGAACGGTTGGTGAAACCTTTGGAGCAATGTGTTTTAATACATTGTTTACAATGGTCGCATAATCATTAATTGTTCCTACCATATATTTGATTTTCTAGTTATAAATTGATTATGTGGTTATAAACCTACCGATAATAAGATTATCACCGGTTGCTCCGTAAGGCTCGACTTGTCTTACGACACCAACAGCACTGGTAGTTCCAGTGTTATTGATAATTGAGGAAGAAGCACCAATAATCATATCCTGACCGTTGTGGTCAGCATTTGTGTTATTAGTGGTTGGAAAGATGAAGGTATCTTCATCTGAAGGCACGATATATTGAACACGGGTCAAAGCGTCAGCGACTGAAATCGTTTGATTGCAGACACCCAAAATAGTAGCTCGGGTAGAGCTAGCTGTAGCGGCAACGGCAAGCCCAGCTGTCAAATCTAGGATTTCTCCTAAAGTAGTAACTGTTCCTGTTGCTTTGTTAGCCTCGTGCAATTGACGGGTGTTCTTTATGGTTGCCTGTTTTATTACGCCCATAAATTTCTATTAAGGATTGATTAATCCGATAGAAGTTCGATGGCTTTTTCTTCTGACATTCCAGTTGCTATAATTTCATCTAAGTCCTTACGCATCTCTGGTGAGAAATCGGTTCTTGTAACGGTTCCACCTGGGAACTGCATAGCATTAACCTTCTCCTGAACGTTTGCACCCTTCAATACCCTTTCTTGAATGGTTTCTGATGGCTTGAACATACTTTCACGAGCGAGTTCCAAGACTGTCATCAATTCTTTTCCACCTTTGTTTTGCCAATTGTAGTTAGAATCAACGAAGTCAAAAAATACCTCACGGGTGTCTTCATCTCCAAGTTCAGTATGCCTATCAATAAATTTATCTAAGGTGTTCTTAACATCTGCGGCTAAGCGTTCCTGTTGGACTATCTCTGCGATATCCTCTTTGGTCGCTCCACCTAGTTGTTTAAGACGTTCCTTGTCAGCAGTTAAAGTAGCATCTTCATCTTCTGCCGGGGCTTCGGTTTTCTCCCCATCTATTTTATTCAATGGATTGATAAACCTATCAGTTCCATTAAGATTTTTGATTTGACCCTTTGTCGTCTTAATTTCATCTGATATTTGTTGACGCTGGTCGTCAGTTTTAGCAAGTTTTCTTTTCTTGACTAAGTCGAGAAGCTCGATTCGCTTTTCAAACGACTCATCAGATTCGAATTTGCCTTTATTCGGAATACGAAACTCGTATCCATCTGGCTTAACCTCTTCAGGTTTTTCTTCGTCAACTGGAGGGGTGCTGGATTCCTCCGGTTCTGGAGTATCGGGAGTTTCCTCCTCTGTCTCTTCAACCTTGGCTTCCACAGGTGGTGTAAGCTCTTTTCCAGCTTTAACAGATTCTATTGATTCCTCCAAAACTTTGTCAAGTTCTGCTTCATCATTTTCCTCTGCCTCTATTTTTTCTTTGTCAATGTTTTCTTTATCCATATATTTTATCCGCTCGTATCGTGAACGGCTCCGATGGTTAAATTAATTATACAAGGTTTGCAACTCTTGTGCAAACTATCTGTCAGTGTAATTTACAAACTTATTGATTCTTTCCAACTTCTGTCTCATGGTATCAAGATTCACTGACCCCTCATTTAAAAATGAAATGGCGTGTTTCTGGAAATCTCCATCAATAGAGTCGTTGAAGTCACCAATAGTTGTTGCATATCTTATAGGTATAATAATTATGTATACCTCTTTATCTGCCTGTTTGTAGAACAAAATATTGTCCTTTTCTTTAAAGACTTTGTGGAATACACCTACTAAGTCCTCTCTATCAACTGGATTGCCACAAGTACCTTCGAATCCTGGTGGAATTATTCCTTTATAGAAATAATCAGCCTCTGGGACCTCCTTACCAAGAGCATTCCTTAAGATAGACGCCTTCTTTGTTTTTGTTTCTTTTTCAGTTAATGCCTTCTTAGCAGCATCATCTGTTTTTATTTTTTCAGCTTTTGCTTCTGCTACCTTAATAGCTTCAGCTTTTGCCTCGTCTGGTGTTTTTGTATCTTCCATATATATATCCGCTCGTATCGTGAACGGCTCCGATGGTTAATTATTAATTCTTTGACTTTAATTTTACATTCTTAAAGCTTGAATAAAACTTCTCTAAGAATTTTTCCTGTTCTGGCTTTATCTTTGCCCTAGTCTCTTTGATATATCTTCTAGTTAAAACTTTTGCTGGAACATCCATGTCTATCTTGGCAATGCCATACACCTCTTCTATTAACGCAAACTCAAGTGGATATGGATGGGTGTAATTTATATTTATCTTCTCACCCTTTTTCATATCATTATCTAAAACACACTGAAGTTGTCTACCAACCTCTACAACATTAATCTTATCAGTCTCAACGAAGGTTGCTTCCAAAGTATCTGAATTGACTCCCCCAATAAGCATTGAAGATAATTCCTCGGCACTTATCTCGAACTCATCTCCAGATTTAGAAATAAATTTGAGTAGCTTATCTTTTTTAGCTTTTTTTGAGTAGCCAATTTGGACAGTGTAATCTTTCTTTTTAATTTGTTTTCCTTCCATACTATTCTTTTGGTTCATGTAGGGACCCTTTCCTTATCTCCTCTAGCAAATCAACCATTGTCCGTAACATTGTTCCTTGAACATCTAATGTTATGGCATTAACTATAGTTTCCCATTCTGTTTTAGCAATAATAGAATTTTGAGACATACAGTCTTTCATCAACTCAATGACAATAGGAGCGTGGTCGCTTTGAGCTAGTGCAATCTTTTTCTGTATTAAACTTTGTTCGCTTTCGTTTTCCATATATTATGTTTTAATATTGAGCAGCTGCTCGACCTACGCTGGCGTCAACTGCACTCCCCATTGGACTTTGAGGTCTAGGAACTTCATTAGGATTTTGTGGTTGCATTGGGTTCATTCCGTCTCCCGCCATCTGTTGACCCATAGCCATTTGTTCTCCACCACCAGCTCCCGGAGCCCCAGCTCTTGTCTGCATTGCTGTAGCTTGAGCGTCTCGTTGCATCTGTTCTTGTTCCATTTGCTGTTGGGCTTGTGATGGTTGTTTAGCTATAATCGCATCGTAGTCAGCTTTTGAAATGTAGTCAAATATATCTCCGTTCTGGATATCAAGTAGTTTCTCCAAAGCCATCAGTTGAGAAGCCGCAGCTTCTGGGTCTTGGTTTCTCATTGAGTATATAAGTGTAATCTGGTTTGTAATCACTGGGAACAAAGCCATATAGGTTTGCTTCTGAATTTCCAATGATGGGAGTAACATTGAATCCGGGTCGATAATAAAATCAATGTAGTCAGACATATGTCCAGCGTTCTTCATTTCATCAAACAATCCTTTGGCTGAAATCTGTCTAGTCTCAACATTTTCCATTATCTCGCCCTCTTGGTCAAAATCAAAGTTTAATCTAAGATTTTTAGAAGCGGCAGCAACCATACCGATAGGAATACCGTAGTCATCTAATACTTCTTGAGCTTCTACAAAATAATCAGGATTCTGTTTTACAAACTCCGCTAGTTGGTCACCTGAATCAATCATAAAGATTTTATCAACTGGATAGATTTGTCGCATCCAAGTATTTGCAATGTGAGCATCAGTCTCTAATCCCATTACCATTGAATTCTTTGGTGGAGTTAATCTATTGTATGCAGCCTCTTTCATAATTACAGTAGAGCCAAGAGTGTTCTCTGTTCCAGCACCAGCTACAATGTTATTAATTCCAGTGTTCTCTTCAATGTCTTGTTTCTGTTTGTCAGCAAATAATACGCCCTGTTGAACATTACCAGAAGTTTTAACAACATCAATGTCAGTGCCTGGATGTTTAGGATTAACAATATTTGGTCCTCTCTTATATGTAGCAGAACCGTTCTGAACTTGAGCACCGAAAAGCAACGGAAATATTTCCGCTTCAACTTGCTGTGCATTGAGTGAGTTTATATATGTATAAATAGCAGTGTTGCCTCGCATCATCTCGTAAAGTCCTACACCGTATGGG